TATGTCTTTTCCGGTTTCGGTCTTGAATCAACTCCCGACCACATTCTCCCCCAAGATAAAAAAGACGATCTCATTCGGATGTGGAAAGACAAGCCTCAAGGAGATGCCCGTATCAAAGGTATTTTCTACTCATCCTCTCCTGTCCTGCTTTCCAACTACTCCCCTGAACTCCACACCCTCCCCATCACTTTTGAAGAACTTAAGGCTTTATACGCTCCTAAACCACTCATTCTCTTTCGTGGCCTTGATCCCGGTTGGGGTCACTTGTGCGCGTGTTCCTTCATGGCCCTTGCCCCTGACAACACACGCTATATCTATCGCTTCTATGCACGTTCCCAGCGTTCAATCCAAGAGCGATGCGAGGACATCATCCAACTCACCGGCAACTCCATCAAACCTCACCCCATCACTCCCAACTTCAAAGTTGAAATTCCATCGTCCCCCTTAAATAAAGTTCAAATCACCTATATTGACTATCACACTTTCAAAACTGATGAACAAACCAAACGTCCTTTCGCTCTAAATTACAATCGCGCAGGTCTGATTGTTCGCCCTTCTCTTACGTTTGGACCGGAGATGCGCGCCACCCTCTTAAATGACCTCTTACTCCCGCAAGCTCACCTTCCACACCCAATCACAAAGCGCCCACCCGGCTCTAAAATTTACTTTCTTATAAATGAACCGGGAGTCGCCGCGGCTCTTCAACGTGTTAGCAATCTATTCTGGCAAACATTTGAGAAAGGTGAAAAGCGTGGACTACCTAAAGACGCTCCACAGGATTACGATGATGATGAATTGGACGCACTGTGCTACGTAACGAATCCTACCTTATTATATTCATCCTTTTTTTCCTTTATAGAGTCCCGCGACAATCAAGAAATGACTGGACATTCTCCTACAAATAGATTAAATTTGTCAAATGTTGAATACCTTGTTTGAAAGTGTAAAATCCATCTTAAATGATGGATATATCACTATTCCCCTAGATATTCAACCTTCTACTAGGTTAATTGAAGATATTGGGTTGGATTCTTTAGATCAAGTTGAATTTGTTATGGAGCTTGAAAAAGAATTCGACTTATCTATTTCGGAAATTCAAGCGGAACAGTGTAAAACAGTGGAAGATGCGTGCAATTTGATTGAATTATTGCAACATCAAGCATTATAATAATTTTTACTATCTTCTAAAATGCTTTTAGCAAATCGTCTTGAAACACTTCAGTCATTGACTGAACTTACCGCAAAACTTCCGCCTAATTTAGCCGGAAGTTTTTCTGACGAACAACTCCGCACCATCTTCAATGCCGTATTTAATGACATGGTATGGCCGCAAGTGACAAATCGGCTTCCTTTTGAGCAAAAATGGAATCGGCTTCAGAAAATGTATGAAGTCAAGCGAAACGAAGATCGTCCTCGTTCGCGTCAAAAACCTGAAGTTACAACTCCAAATCAAAAGAAAGATGCGCCCATTCAGCTTGCTGATACAATTATCTTCGATACGGTTGATCGACTAAAAAATCTCAATTATTTTATCTGTTGGAAGGATCAACCCGTTCAATACAATCGTCCGCGTTACACTTACACCCCCCTAGAAGACGAATTTTACAGTCCAACTAGCCGTAAAATTCGCTCAGCAAATGCAATTCTGAATTGGAATTTAGAATTGCAGCAAGTTAGACAAAAACATCTCAAACTTGCACAACATCACTATTTGTATGGTCTGTCTTTTGCTATGTCTGATTTTGTCTTTGAGATTGATACGGATCAATCTTCGGATGAATTTCTCTTAGTTACAAATATTGGCACTACTTTTGAGCCAATTTCGATTCGTAAGTTGTGGTTAAATCCGCTTTTACCCATCGACCAGATGGAAAAGCAGGCTTGTCCATTCTATTTTGACCTTTTTACGAGAGATAAAATTCTCGCGAATCAATACAATCCTCAAACAAATCCTTTCGGATTCCTGAATTTAGAAAAACTAAATACTCCGCAGTATCTCTACGGTCCTGAAGCGGTTTCATTCATTGCAGGCTTGCCGGAGGCAACTCGTTCAACAACAACTCAATTTCGTCCTGAATTTTCAGGTGAAGCGTTGTGGACTTTCTTCCCTGTTCTCCAATTACCCGGAGAACAGCAAGCAAAACGCTACATTATTCAGTGTTTTGCTAATAATTTGTTTTCAGGTGGTATTATTCCTCTCCGAATTCAAGAACTTTACTATCCGCGTAAAAGACTTCCCATTTATGGAGCGTCGCACATTCCTGACCTTGATTCGGGTTTGTACACTCCCTCTATTGCAGAAATTCTCGAATCCCATTACGACGAATTAGTACGTTCTAAAGAGCAAATTATTTTGAATAAGGATTGGATTAACAATCCTCCTACAGAAGTTATGTCGGGTTCTCCGGCTTCTGTTGTATCGGATATCAATGCACCCGGGGCAAAATATGAAGTACATGGTGCAAATGATGTAACTCGTCGAGCTCCTTATGATGCCACCCAAACCACTCTTGTCTTCATGCAACAGACACGCGAATCTGCGCAAACGTCTGGTAAAGCAGTTGATGCAATTCTTGGAAAAGCGATGGGAGGACGAACTACCGCTACAGAGGCGTCCAATGCATTTCAGGCGAGTATGTCGGGAGTTACTGCGGATGTAGATCATTTTTCACTTTCATTCTATGGACAATATGCACTTAGGGTTTGGGAGAATACTGGCAAATTTGTTCCAAAAGGAATCCGTGATCGAATCTGTGGAAATGCAGATGCCCCGCCAATCTCAGATCAAGATTATGCAATCCAGATTGGCATTAAAACAGATGTTGGTTCAACATTCATCGAGTCCATTGCCAAGCAGCAACATCTTCAACAAGCAATCGCATCATCTACCGCGTCTCCTTTCCTTGACCAAGCAGTTTTGTGGAAAGCTCTCTTTAGAGAATTGAAATTGACTGAAGCGATGGATGCGGTGAAGGATAATGGGTTTGAGTTTGAAGTTGCTCGTGCAACAGAACAAGCCTGTGAAACCTACCGTGGACAAGTAATTGCAATTGATCCTTCACAGGATCATCAAATTGCACTCCGAGTCAAAACACGCTTTTTACAAGATTCTAAATCTATTTACAATACTGAAATGGCTGGAAATCCTGCTCCAGTCCCCGGTTTAACTGTTGCACAGTATCTTGCTCAGCAGATTCAGATTCATCAGCAATTTGTAATGATTCAGATGCAGCAACAGATGGCAATGCAAATGGCGATTGCACAGGATGAAGGTAATCAACAGCAGCAAAAAAATGAACTCAAGCAGGGAAAACTTGCAGGGAAATCTGAACCCGCTAAACTCTCCAATACCAAATGATCCCTTTTCAAAACGATTTGGTCGCAATTATTAAAGCGTATCCTGAGAATGATGTTAAAGCCTTTTTTGATTTTCATTTCATTGAACCTCTACAATTCCAACTTTTAGGGGATTCTAAAATCTCGGCGGAAGAAATTCGCCAGAAAATGCAGCAAACCCAGCACATCCAACAAATCCTAATCAATTTATCTAAAAAATAATTTGACAAATCCACTCCAAACGTATATGCTTAACACAGAATTAGAGCAAGAGCTTAGAGCATGGTTGCGACCCGTATCGCCCATGACTGCTTTCGCTAAGTCGTTAAAAAACGAGGGTGCTTCAGATTCAAAACCGGCATCTCAGCAAACTCAGCCTACCGATCCATACGAAGGCATTGACTTAGACGAACTTCCTGACAATGTTCGGGCAGCAATCTCTAAAGCTCGCGGTGAATTTACTACTTTACAAACTAAAGCAACTGAAGCTGAGACAAAAGCCAGCAAAGCTGAGCATTTTGCCCGTCAGCAACAGTCTGAAAAGGATCGTTTGGCAAAGGTTGTTAAAAATCACAATCTCCCCACCGATAATAATCCTCCGCTTCAATCAAATGACAGGCAAGCTGTACTTGCTGCACAGTTTGAAAAAGATGGACTTAAGCCTGAAGCTGCTTTGGCATATGCTAAAATGTTCATTACAAGCAATGAAATGCTCCGTAATGACATTCTTCGCGACATTACTCCTTTGGCTGCTTCCGTTGGGAATTTGCAAGCAGATACTCTACTCGCCTCAGTCCAAGTCGAAAAAGCGCAAGTATTTCAGATTCCAGAAGTTAAACAGATGGTCACAGACAACCTTGCTGCATTGGTTTCACAAGGTTCTGTTATTTCAAAAGAAACTATTGAACATCTTACTCAAATGGCATATGGTGCCTACGCTATGAGTAATCCTACTAAACCACTTCCAAATCAACAGCCACAGCAAATTCCTAATTTCAGTCAAAATATGACTTCAGGAAATTTGCCGAATAATACTCAGCGTAATCAAAGTGGTACTCCTACTGCTACGCAAGCTGAAACAGTTTCCATTATGGCTGCATTGAATGGGCATCTTCGTCACGGTTTACCCCCAAAGAAATAAGTATATGATCGAAGGACTTACAGCAATTGATTTCGGTCAAACGAATGCACGGATGGCTGGATCGAAATTTGCACTCCCTGCAACCTTTGATTCCGTAAAATACGCTTCTAAATGGGCGGAAGAAGGTCCAGAAGTTGAAGAAGCTCGCCAAGAACAAGTGATTTCATCTGCGGGTATGAAAGCTCAAGGATGGGAAGTGTTTCGCACGATTGATTTAGAAGCTACTAAAAAATTAGGAGAAAAAGGAGATAAAGCTCCTGTTTTAGTTCCCGTTAAACGTGTGGTTGGTAAAAAAGTGTTTATTTTAATGTTTCGCCCAAAAGCGTTACAGCAAGCTGTCAATAAATTATATGCAAATGAAAGTCGTGAACGATTAAATCGTGAAATTGTTGGAGAATCTGCGACAGTTAATGAAGCAGGTGATCCCGGTATCTTGACGAATCAAGATTTGAAAAGAGTAAGTCGCAGTTACGACGGTAGCGACGAACCGAGACCTATTCCGAAAGGTGGCGGTAAACTACAAGACCCAAATCGAGCATCGGAACTCGTTTTACAATAACCTAAAAACATGCTAATTAAACCGACGCTTTATGCGCGGACTCTGACCAATCGACCTGAGTTGCTTGGCGGGGAGACTGGTTTGCCTGATAGTGGAAACACTCTCGTTGCAGGCCAGTTTGTTGTGCTCACTTCGGGTGCGCTTGTCGCAGTCGCAGATGGAGAGGTACTTAGTTGCGGACAAGTTTTAGATGCTTCTAAAGCTACTACTGCAATTGATCCACCTTATGCAATGTTCGGCGATCGTCATTTCCCTCTTTCATTAAAGGGAAGTCGATTTGCCATCACTGTCACGGATGGTTCTGAAACTCTTACTGAAGCCTCGGGTGCCCCGCAGTTGTCGGAAGTCACCATTGGTGAAAAGTATGGAATTAAACTTGTTGCAGGTACCGGCATTCATTATCTGGATGTTGATAACACCACCAACGATTTTTTCGTTGTAGTGGAAAAACCCGCCAATTTCAGGGGTATTGTACAAACTGCAACTACTTACAATCCTGTCGTCATTGTCGAAGTCATCGCAGCAGCAATTCAAGATATTTAATATATGATCGTAATGGAAGAAATCGCGGAGCACTTTGATTACAACTTTTCTCAGATTCGTGAAGAGTTGTATGCTGCTCAGCCTAAAGAGTTCAATCGTTTCATGCGTGAAGAGTCTTCGACTCGTCCGTTTGAAAAGCGTTCCTACATCGGCGGTCTTGGATTGCCTGTGCGCAATCGGGACACTCAGCCATTGCCTATTGCGATACCACCAAAGGGATTCCCTTCGGTCTTCGTGCCAGTGCAATATCGTTTAGGGTATGTCATTGATAAACAGTCGATCGAAGACGAGCTTTGGAAGTTGCTCGCAGATCGTCCCAAGTCGATGATTCGTGGCGCGGTTGTCATTAAAGACATGGTTGCGGCGGATGTGCTAAACAACGGCACGACTGCTCAAGCCTATGATATTGACGGCTTCCCGCTGTTTTCTGAGACTCATCCTCGTGAAAATGGTACTGGTAATTGGACTAATCTAATTCCAAGTGCTATTCCGATTACTACGGAAAGCGTTTTCAACGCGGTGACAAATCTGTTGATGCTCTTGACTGACACCAACAACTTGCCAATCTCGTATCACGGCATGATCAATATCTATGCTCCAATGGTCAATCCTACTCTCTGCGAGCAGGCTTGGTCTGTTGTGAATTCTCAGATGAATCCAGACACGACGGATCATCGTTTGAATGCAGCTAAAGGTGCGTTCAAATTGAATTATGTTCCTCTGCGCTATTTGACGAATCCTGACTACTGGTACGTAGGTTGGGAGCCATCCGCTCCCGGTTACGGTCTCACCCTTATTGACCGTGTTGCTCCTGAAACGACTCCTTTGGAGAAGTTTGGAGATAATCCTCATGTGTTCTACAGCACGTTGCGTATGCGTTTCTCTGTAGGATATGAAACCCCTCGGGGTATTGGTGCAATCGGCGCATAAGCCAATTTAGAACCTACTAAAACTATGTCACGAGGACACGCAAAAGGACCGTTCTCCACGCAAAGTAACTTGCGTGTCCAGAACGTACTGACGTTGATTCCCGGTCAAACGAAGCAAGTCTTCATCGAGGCTTCGGAAACTGATCCGGTATTCCTACGCATCACACCATATGTTCGCGAAGCCTCTGTAAATGGAGCAAATTTGTTAAAGGTGGGGACGCCCTCCAATGACGATGCTTTCATTGAAACTGGCGACGTGGATGAAGAAACCTTGGGTTTCGCAACTGAGAAAAAGTTTGTGTTGGTCGCGGATATTACATTGATCGCGGTTCTAAGTTCAACAGCAATAGCTGCAACTGGAACTTTGACGGTTACTGCAACTACCAGCGCGGATACACAAACTGTCACCATTGGAGCAACTACTTATACCTTCAACACTTCGTTGACCAATACGGCCAATAATGTGTTGATTGGTGCAGATGTTACTGCAATGGCGCTTAACTTAACTCGTGCAATCAATGCAGGAGCAGGAGCGGGAACGCTTTACGGCACTGGTACCGTCGCTAACGCTAGTGTTACGGCTACTTCTGTTGCTGGAGTTGTTACACTTACTGCAATTACTGCGGGAACTGCTGGGAACTCAGTTGCAACAACTGAAACTCTAACCAATAGTGCGTTCGGTGCTGCGGCACTGGCTGGAGGCGAAGCCGTCTCTTCTGTTGGAAAGATTGATTTGTTTGTTGATGCCTAAGATTGGGTGTGATGGGAGCGCGCGGCTCCTATAAAGGAAAAAGGGGGGGTACCCATTTCTGGAGGATGGGTACCCCTCTAACCGGTTTAGAATATTCTAAATATGATTTTTCAAAATCTCTTAAATCAGATCAAATCGGAAGCAAGGGTAAGGACGGATGATAATTTTGATGCAGTAATCATTGATTTGTTGAATGAAATATTTCAAGAGTCAGTTTCCAGCCAAAGACCTTTTGAGTTAAGGGAAGAAGTTTCCTTAACTTTTTCTGTCGTTACAGGCTACATTGATTTACCTGACGATTTTTTCCTACATCATTCAGTAGATTTCCACGATGTAGATACAGACAAAATTTGGCCCTTGAGCGACCAAGATGAAGCAATCAGTCCCGCTCCAAGAGGATTCTATGGACATCCTAAACACTATGAAGTTGTTGGAACTAGGATTTTAGTTGCTCCAATTTCTTCCCTTATTGTCGGAGATAAGTTGATTTTAGTATATTACAAAAAACCTCCAACAATTACGACAGAAACTTTAATTGATGAAAATCCAATCCCACGTTTGGAGCCATATCTAATTCGTTCTGCAATTCGTCGCATTCGGATGCTACATACCGATGATGTGCAAGTTGTTCAAATGTTCCAACAAGATATGGTTTCAGCCGCTCGTGGGTATGTAAAGGACGAACCTCAAGCACCACCCGAAAAATATGGTTCTCGCTGAATTACGTGATTTAATCAGAGCAGAAGCAGGTATTGAAGGAGATGATACTTATCAAGTCTTGGTTGACGCGATTATCAATCAAGAATACGGAAGACTTACAGGTAAATCTAAATACGAAGAGTTAAAAAAAGTCGAAGTATTTACAACAGTTGCAAATGCGGAATTTGAATTTACGCTTCCGACTGATTTTCAATTGTTCGGTTCACTCATTTACTTACCCATTGGAGAATTGCCAGAAGAAGGTATCATTTTAGATAAAGGTACATATCCCCGTGCTGGAATTAGATGGCAAGGAAATCCGAAATATTGGTATCGTAGTGGAATGGAGCTTTTAGTGTATCCATATTCAGACAGTTTGATCGGGGATACTTTGACTTTAGAATATCATAAAAAACAAATACTCACAAACAATTCGGATATTCTCTTAGTTAATTCGCTGGAACCCGCTATCCTTCTTTCCTCTATAGCACGTCTTGTGAAAATGAAGGACACTCGTAAAGGTCAAATCATTGCACAAGATGCACAAAGAGCGTTCTTAGACGCACGCACTGAAAATGCTGGCAACTGAAGCCAATCTTGAAAGAGTTGTAAAAGGTTTTGACCAACAAAACTTTGATGAAATACAGCTTTTACAAGGGGCGTATCCTTATCAAGTAGGACTTCAGCAACGTCTCCCCGGTAAGTCACTTATTAGGACACTTCCTAATGCAATTGGCTCCCTTTATGTGTTTTACATGGTCTATGGACGAAATTATACTTTTACTGACTACGGCTCTGTAGAGATTGAAGAAGTCGATGTTCCTCCATTTGTTCCCCCTGTAATCCCTCCGCTTGGAAGTTCTTGGTTTGATGATTTTGAATCATACCCTGATGATTTAATTGCAAAATTTTGGGGGGCGGGTGCATGGGCAAGCTACGTCGGAGTTTGCGAAACTCTAATCACTGGATTCATTGATCCTTTCGGAGTTTACGATTCTGTTATTCCAGTTCCTATTGACGATTCTCGTTTACCACGTGGAGCAGGTTCGGTTGAAACTGACCCAGTTTCACAAATTCCTTGGATTGCAACTGGACGTGGACCTGAAGAATGTGCAGACCTGCCAAGCGGCGTTCCATATACTACAGTTTCTCTTGCAACTGTTGCAACATCTATCCAGACTTATGCAGGTTCAGCACCTTGTACAATGGGTGCGGTGGGTTCTGAATGTGTTCACGATGAATCCGGTATGTGGCAAGCGCCTCCTGCTTTTGAAGGACATCCATACGATACAGTAATTGGTGGAACTATCAGTGCAAGTGAAGGTCGTTTGGGTAGAACTGCATTTACAGGATTCTCTTGGCAGCGTCGCAAGCGTTCCGATGGAAGTGAAGCACTTGTCACGTTTGACATTAGCAATTTGGAAATTCCTCGGCGTTCACGTCTCTTTTTAGTAGGAACTAAAACCCTTTCAGATGGAGTTGCGACCAACACCACTGTCACAACTTGTGCGGCGGTTGAAGTTTTCTATGGGGGGCAAACCGAAGATATCCAAACAATTATTGTAAATGTTGGAGCTACTTTTAGTCAGGTTGCAAATAATACCGAATCTTTAACTATTGCGTCAGGAGCTTTACAATATACTGAATTGAGAATCTATGATTACACTCAAATTTATGCAGACTTTCTTCTCGACCAATGATTTTTGTCGATCCAACCATAGGAATTGCCGTGATAACTGACGACGTTTGGGGGCGCCTTTATAAATTTGGAGGCGCTGGAGATGCAGGTTTAATCATGCCTCCAAGGTCTTATTACTTTCGTTCATTCAATGCAGGGAATTGGACGAATCTAGTGATGGGTATGATTTACACAGGCACCGCCAATGCGACTGAAAACACGGCAGTTGTAAATGAAACCCTTTCGTCATTGAATTTTGGAAATTTGTTTCACTTTGGTTTATCTAAAGCGAATCCAGATGGAACGATTGACGTAGAAGACAATCAAAATTTTCTTGGAATGCGAGGATTGCATAATTCTGTACACCAAATTTTCAATTCTCCGACTCCTGCCGTCATCACACAAGTCGCTTTGACTTCAGTGAAAAATGGAGTCGTCACTGAAGATGGGTCTTCCTTCTCTCTTCCTTTAACTCGTAACGCTAGCACTGCACTTTTCTCAATGATTGGTATGCGCTTTATGCGCGACACAACTAACAATACAGTAAAAGTCTTCTATGAGATTGACGAATCAGTTGATTTGACTTCTCCCAATGTCGATTCTGAAATCTTGCAGAATTTCCTGACACAACTTTCAGATGATCCAAACGACGCTCAAGGAGAGTTCTCCATTTCCAGCGTTGCCAATCTGACTACGTTTTACATTTTCTGGCCTTGGATTCTCAATCGCATGAAGCTGCAAGCAATAGGTGCGATAAAATTTAGCACATGATAAAAACCACGGGACAAACAGATAAGTTTCAAGGTTCTGCACCTAGTGTTTCGCCCACGGCATTAGGTGAAGGTGTTTTTTCCTTTATAGGGGGCGGGGTTCCCTCTCGTGGAGGATTTTCTCGTTTGCCCGGTAAGACGATTCGAGATTCTGGCGTTTCAGCGGGTTCTGCAATTACAATTTATCAATTAGGTGAATTGGTAGTAGTTCAACGATTTACCGGAATTGAAATTCACGATTTAACCAATTTAGCTCCTTCAATTGATGATTTTGTTTATGATTTGAATAATCAATTAGTGCGAAATTTACAAGGCATTCCAATTACTGCGACATGAGTCAACATTCTCAATTAGTCGGTTTAGAACTACATCAACCGTATCACTACGTTCAAGAAGCTGATCCGGGTGCAATCGGCGCTCGTTTGTTTTGGCTTCAAATTTCGACTGGTTCAGTGAGGCTGCGAAATGAAGCAAATGATGGATGGACAAATGTAAGTGCTGCCAGCTTAGTTGATTCTTTTGTCGATTTAGACGATGTTCCTTCTTCGTATGTTGGAGAAACGGGAAAAATTGTTGCAGTGAATGGAGCTGAAAATGCTTTAGAATTTATAAATCTTCCTGCAACAGTTATTCCCGACTGGATTGAAGATGTTCCTGATAAACCCCCGGCATCACCTAATGCTAAAGATGATGAATTCAATGCAGGTTCGTTAGATGGTAAATGGACTTGGAATAATCAAGGGACTGCGACAGCTAGTTTTTCAGTTGATTCAATTCAGCTTCGCGCGTTAGCAAATTCGACTGCAAGCGTGAAAAGTATTCGTCAAGCATTACCTGCAACCCCTTATACAATTACAGCAAAGTTCGATTACTTTTGCCGCACCAATCCAGCATTCTTCAAAGCCGGATTACTCCTGTCGGATGGCACTAAAATCACAAGTTTAGGGTTTGCGAACAACACAAGTTTGGAAATTAGTGATACTAAATTTAATAATAGTACTTCAGGAGGTGTTGGAGTAACTAATAACGTAACTTTAGTTTTAACTCAATTACCGGGTAAATTTCCAACTTATTTTCGTATCACAGATAATGGCACGACTTTAACTTACGACTTTAGCTTCGATGGAGGTTTTTGGTATCAATTGACCAATATCAGTCGGACTAACTTTTTTCCTAGCGGTCCTACGCATTTCGGACTTTGTATGGATTCTCAAAATTCTGCACACGATGTGTATTTACGCTGTAATTGGATTCGTGTAACGTAAGTTTATGCCAATTTTAATTTCAGGATTACAGAATCGAGTCAAAAATTCAGCAGCGTATGCTGAAGAATTAGGCTTGATGTTGATTTCAAATGGCGAGGAACTTCCCTACCTTTTAACTGCCACGGGACAAGTTTATCCGGCGGGAATTACGGCCCCTATTGTTGCACCTACAATTGCAGACGATGGAACGGGAAATTTAGAAGATGGTAAATTTGCTGTTTATGCTTTCGTTTATGTTGCAGAAAATGCTTTCCCTCTTATCGGTGCCCGAATTTTCTCCAATCCGTCACCGTTATCTGCAACCTTTGAAATTAATACAAGTGGAGTAAATCGTCAAAATGAAGTTACAGTAACCGAGAGTGATGATCCAATTGTTACTCACGTCTGGATTTTCAGAACATCTTTACAAACAACTGCATTATTGGCTGAGACTGCGGCTGCGGCAGGACAGATGTTTTTCTTGGGTTCTGTATCTAATGGTACGCTGACATTTACTGACAATTTATTGACAAATGGTGGCAATGATTTAATTGAATATACCAATTTCACAGTTCCTCAATTTCGATTTGCTGTATGGGACGGTTCGTATTTTTGGGGATTCGCTAATCATCCTTTTCGTGCAGAGGCAACTTGGGAGTTGGATGGTACGATTACTTTAGATAATCCGACAGATAAATTTTGGGGTGGTCGAAATAATCAATTCATCACTTTGGATGGAATTACAACAGGTGGTATTGATGGACGTGGAACTTTTCTTTTTGAACAAACTGGAGATTATACTGGAAAAGTAATTTATGAAGATGGAACGGATGCTATACTACCTTCTACAACGTCTGGAACAATTGTTATCATCGGACCTAGTGCTAATCTTTATCGCTCTGCCTTTCGCAATCCTTTTGCTTGGGGTTATCTGGCTAACATCGCAGGCACCTATGTCCCGGCACTTTGGGAAGTTAAAATATCAGGCTCCCTTGGAACAGCCATCGCAATCATACCTGACCAACAACTTCTAAAGTTGGATATGGAGTTTCCTGCTTTGTGTGTAACTTTTTCGTTGCAAACATCAGGAACAGACGTATTTCAAAATACTCGTCGGCAAGTTTCCCGACTGTATTCAGTTACTTCACATTTCTCTCAATTTTCAGCAATCTCTCAAGGGCGTCAGGTTTTATGGGGATTTGATGCTAAAAATTTAGCAATTATTCAAAGTGATGGTTACACGCAAGTTCCGGTTAGTGGCCCTATTTCTATTCTGTTGCGTGAGCTTAGCCGCAATCGCTCTTTGCATTTATTAACGCATGGCATTTATGATCCTGTAACAGAAATCAATGCAATTTGGCTTTCCTCAAGTGCAGTTGATGAAGCAAATTCACCAATGTTGTTTGATATTTGTGTATATCAACATGTACCTACAGGATTTTGGGGAGTGTTTCAAGATCATGGCATTCTGTGTTCTGCTGCGATTGAAGATGCTGCAACTTCTCAACGTAGTATTTTAGTCGGAAGTGAATCGGGATTTGTAGGTAAAGCCTTCGATTCCACTACATACGGCAATTGGCTCCCTAGTAATTCTATTCATCAGGGATACATAAACTACGCAACAGCGGATTCCATTCGTCGTTCTGAAGGTCAAGATGATTTCAATCCAACGGATGCTGGGTTAATTGGCAACTTTTGTTTGATTGTAAATTCTCAAGGATTAAATCCTCAAATCCGAAAGATTTCGGCAGTTACTTTTGATACTCTGACTTTTGAAACAGACCTTACAACGATCCCTCTTACAACAGAAGAAACAGGAATTTTAGAAGATACTCAATTTCAATTTTTCATTGGACTTATCGAGATACGTATGCTAAAGTATTTTGATGAAGGAACTCCGACTACTGACAAAACGCCTCGGGAATATTGGGCAACTATGTCTGATGCTGAAGCGCCGCGCTTAGAGTTTCACTCTGAGCATACGGAGACTTCTGAACTATCAGTAGCTTTGAAACAAGACGCAGACTTAGATGCTTGGTTTACTAAGACACAACTTCCCACTAAAAAGGGAAAGACTTACGGCTTATCTTTAGTTGAGCGTTCATATCAGCCAACTCGCTTTTATAACTTCACTGTAAAATGAGTCAGGATAGATTTTTTACAAATTTACAAGCTGGTAAAACTCCTGAAGAATCTATTGCACGTTTAGTCGAAGCTGTTGTTTCACTTACTCAACAATTAAATCAAGCTAATATTCCTATTGTTGTCGGCCCTATTGATTCACTTCCTGTAAATCCTAATGTTGGACAAACCGTAATTGATTGGTCAACTGGAATTTCAACCATTAAAACTTGGAACGGTAACTCTTTTATATGATGCTAGAATACGTCCCACCCGATTCTTTAATAAAAAAGAATCAATTCGGTCCCGGGGGTGCGGGATCATTTAGAGAAACTACAGGTAAATCTTCTTCTGATTTAATCAGTGGGATCAGTGGAGATGAACTGTATAATATGTTCGGAACGAAACCTGAAAAGGTTTATTCCGATTTTGACGCTTCTTACGGCAAAGCAGCTAATCGTTTCGGTCCATTTGACGGCTCTCGTTTAGATACTGAAACTGAACGCAACGAAGGGTTATTCGATGAAGCTCGGGGAATTGCTGATGTTTCTGAAACTTTAGGAGCATTACAAAAATCTCGTGGGGTCAATCTTGCGGTAGGTCAACAGCTTGCCGCTGGAGCTTCTCGCAGATTTCTGGAACAATCGCAACCCGGTGGCACTTCAGGCGTTGGAGCTTCTATACTTCGCGCTCAAGCCTTGCTTCCATTTCTGCAGCAAGACTATGAAGGTGCTGCGTCAGAACGTAGATATGCGGATACCAAGAAAACTGAAGCAATTAACACGGCATCTAATGTTGCTCAAACTTTGGCTAATCTCGCGACTACTTATACGCAAAGTTTAGCAGATTATAATTCACAGAAAGCAAATTCTGCATTGCAGTTTGCTAATCAGCGCACCGGGCTTGGATTGCAAGCAAGTTCAGTTGGTAGAGGCAATGCTTTAGACTTACTGAAAACACAGCTTCAGCTTCGTGAAAATGCACGTCAGGCCAATCTGCAAGATGCTGCACGTCGGCGTGAACAAGATTTCGTTGAAGATCAAGCAAGTCGTAGATCAGAAGGAATTCCAGCATTTAGTGGATCACTGGGATTCCAACCTACAGGTGGCGGTGCGTTCCAAGCCTCTCCTGAATACTTAGCATACAAACAGCGTTATGGTATATCCTAATCGTCGGCGTCGTTACACTCCCGATACGGGAGAAGAGAGATTGTCTGCAACAGATGAAGCGCGTATATATAATACGCAAGCTGCACAAGTTGCACAGCAGATTGCGATGAAACGCAAAGCAGACTTAATTGCAGATGAAGACGCCAAAATCCAAGCGTCTTTAGAATCTCGTAAAAAGGAGGCTTTAGCACAAGCTCTCGGAATACCTCTTAGAGAAAAGTATTTTAACGAATCTCTTGGAGTTGAATCTACGCGCCCCGTTCAAGGAGCACAAAATATTGGGATAGAAGATTTACAGTCACGTTTTCAGCAATTGCCCGGTTATGAGCAAGAACGCATTGCGCGTTCAGGCGCCGCACCGGACAGTCAAAAGATGCTAGCCAAATTTCAAGATGAACGTGAGAAAGGCATTCTCTCGCAAGTCGGAGCTTTTTCGCAGGATTTAGCATCTGGTAAAATCTTCCATCAAAAGACTGCTAGTGGTAATTTTGAATTGATGCAAATGGCGGAAGACCCAAATGCAACAGACGAAGATCGCTTACTAGGCAAAGTAAAGAAAGTTCCAGTTCCGATTTCAATGGGACAAAAAGCTCTGTTTATCGAAGCAATGCGCCGCAAAGCCTTACCTGAAGGTATGGATGCTTTCAAAATCGAGGGACTAAATGCACCTTCCCCGACGACTTCTCCTTCTCAATCCCAAGCTGCAACTGTGTCAGATTTAGAATCTGCTAAATCTGGAATGGGTGTACTTGCAATACCCGGTATGCGCAGCAATTTAATGGATCGAGTACGCCAAGCAATTCCTGAAGGACGTGACCTAAGTAAAGTGCCGGGTGTTATTGGATCGACAATGGCAGATACCGCATCCGCAATTGGAAATCGTATGGTTCAAGGAGTGCATGGAGTGATGAATCTCTTTCAACCTAAAGAGGAAGAAGTGCCATTCCAACCCGTATTTCCGCAAATTGGTTCACAGGATTATATGAATCCTGAACGCAACCGTGCTTTTGCTGGATACTAAAATGCCCTACACCCCGGAAGAACTAGCTTGGTTGCAAGGCGGAATTCCATCGGTTCCAGAGGCTTCTTCCTCTATAGAACCCCCGGAAGAAAATGGTGGAATTCTGCGGACAGGTAAGCAGATTCTAAATCTTGTTCCGAAAGTTCTGAACACTGTTGGACGTAGATTAAGCAATGTAAGTGAATTCTTCAATCCGGGTGAAGGCGTAGAAGTTCCGAGCGCACCAACTTTTGATGTAGGACCAAATCAAGGATTTACAGATATCTTTGTAAATGATGTGCTTCCTGAAATTCCTGCGACAGTTGCGGAATTTATGATTCCAGCAACTAAAGTTGCGGGAGCCGCGAGAGCAATAGGAGGCGTTGGAAAAGCATCTTCAGTGATTGCGTCGGGATTAGGAGAAGCCGCAGGTGCGGCTGCGACCTTACCGAATTTAGATAACACTTTTGCCAATATTGCAAAAACTGAAGGTGTATCTCTTGCAGACTACATTAAACCATCCCCGAATGTTTCAGCTACAGATGCGGCAGCTTTTGGTTTCGCATCAGGTGCATTAACTGAAGCATTACCACGTGTTCAACGTGTTTTACCACTTGCCGCAATTTCGGCTGGATATGCTGCTAAAACAGGAGACATTGCCGGTGCCATTGGTGGAATAATTGGCAATATATTTCCTCGTGCTTTTGAAGCCGTTACAACTCCACGGCTTAATCCGTCAAAATTTGACAACCTTCTAAATGAGGTACAAGGAAATGCTCCTACAGCATCTCGCCAAAACCCCGGCGATTTCAGCTTTATTGACGAGGTTCCTGTCACGCCAAGGAGTCCCATTGACACAACAGGAGATTTGTTTAATCCGGCAACATCAGAAATACGGTTAGATCGTTCGCCTATCCAACCTGAATTGAATCTTGAACCCAACCTTCCCCTTTCAGGATTGAGACAATCTTTTGATGATGCTCCTCTTCAACCTGAAATTCCCTCAAGAATTCCCTCAGAACAAACTGATTTTATACTTGAGGGTCAAGCCTATCGGGATCAACCGCTTTCTCCTTTGATAGAGCTTCAATCTCAACGTCAAGCTCCGATTCCTCCCTATCAATTTCTCGAAGAAACTCCGATTCGTCGCATCGACAATACGGCAGATTTATTCGATGCTAAAAATGGCACTAAACCCCCGGCTGAAGTGCAAGGGGATTTGTTTGAACAACCCGTCAAGCCTGTTTCTTTTTCCTCTATAGAAGAAAGTATTCACGCAAAACACGCAGCCGCTCCGGCATGGACGAAACCCGGTGAAGGATTGCCGCAAGGATACACAGGACCGGCTTTTGAATATGGTAAAACTTTCAAGACTGCGGATGATGTAGCTGAAGCATACGCACAATCCAAGACGCTCAGTGATGAAGGTATGCGGATGTTGGATGATCCGAATACCAATATAGAAACGGGATTTGCGAAAGCTCAAGAGCTGATTTCAAAAGCGCAATATCTCAAAGAAGCTGCGGAATACGCTGAAGGATTGCCTTCCAAAGTCGCAATTTTCCGTAGCAAATTCGATCCAAACTACAAGCCTTCTGTCCCCGGCGCAGCATATAATGAAGCATTTCCGGCTGCTAAAGTTGAACCTGATTTGTCTCCGGTACTTTGGGATAAAGCAGATAATGAAATTTTGGCAGAAGGTCCGCGTGGAGTTACCAAACACGCTGATATTAAAAATGACGCGATGAATAAAATCGCAGGAAAGCGTGATGATTTTGATCCTTTCGATGATATCGTGCATGGATTCAAAGATGCGGAGGGTAAGCAGCTTTCCCGAGTCAATGCAGGTAAATATGCTATCGACAACAACTTGTTGAATGAAGCAGGATTAGCAAAAGCTGAATTGGCTAAGAAATCGGGGCAACCTTTCAGCTTAGATTCGCAGGATTTGAAAGTCAAAGACACTGCACCTAATTTACAATCTGCTAAAGAGTTCAATACACAAATTAAAGAAATCGAAGCTCAAGCAGCGGTGGCAAGAGCAGAGGGAAAAATTCGTTATGCGGAAACTTTAGAAGCTGATGTGCGAGCACTTACGACTAAAGGAGTTGAAGCGGCTGAAGGTAGTTTGCTGCTGCGAAGTAGTCGTGAAGCTGCAAATGTGTCGCCGGAAACCGCTGCTTTATTAGCAGTGGGTGGATTGGGTGCTTTGATTGCGTACAAAGAAAGTGAAGGTGATATTGGAACAACTTTAGCGGCTGGATTGCTTACAGCGGGATTGGGTATTGCCGGAGTAAAGTCTTTCCAATCGTTGAAGGCTTTGACCGGACCTAAAGCAAGCGCGCAACAAGCAATGTTTCCACATGCTCCACGTTCACCTAAAGAAAAATTAAAAAGATTTGCTCGCGAGACTGCAAGGACTCCCGGTGGATTTGCAGTGATGGGACGCGGTGGAATTTGGGCAAATGCAGTTCGCATGGCTGAAGGTATGGCAGGATTGAATGTCAATGAGATTTTTCGTGATAAGAAAATCTTGGCGCAAGGCTTTATCTCAGATCAATTAGAAGTTTTACAAAAAGCGATTGATGGAGTCAAGGGAATCAAACCTACTGAAGCATTCTCCAAAGCATCAGAACGATTTTTACGCGGACAACTCGCAGATAAAGTCGATGTAGAAAATATTATTCGTGCAGGCAATGGTATTAAAGCATCCGATTGGCATAATCTTACCAAACAACAGAAGGCGGCGTTTCCTGAGAAATGGATGGTTTTAGACGATCCTAAAAATACCAATACGACGGGACCGGGTGTATCTGTTTATCACGTTACAAATTCTACTAAAAAACAGTTAAATCAACTTCAACGAGATGCACTAAAGCGTCAAGCAACGTCTCCTGAAGATGTAGAATTTATGGCGATGTCTCTCACTGCACGAGAGACGATTGATAATTTGATGGCAGTGGTTCATCAAGCAGTGCCACCGGGGCAAAGGTTAAATCAAATTCTTGGAACGATGGGACAATATATGTCCCGCTCACATGAACTTTTAACTGATCCTAAATATTATCCGACTGATGTTGAAATTGGTAGGGCGATGGATCGTTTGGCATCTATAAAGGAAGAAAGGTTTATTGAAAGTCTTCCCATTGCGTCAGGAACAGGTGCTACCATTGAACACGGTGGAAAGCGTTACACTGTCGATCCAGCAACAGCCAACGAATTCAAAAATCTACATTCT